GTCTGGAGCAGGTGAATCTTCAATGTGTTCCTCCATCAGATTAAGCCTGCATAAATCCAAGATGTCTTTCACGTCGTCCATGTTCTCCTCCAATCGGCTTACCCATGTCAGCCTGCCTCTCCGTATCTCTTTTGCAGTTCCTTTAGCGTCAGGAAAGCCTTCTCGACTACCTGGTCGGGCTTGAGCCCGAGCTTCTCACAATCCTCTTCAATACTCTTCACGATCTCGGGATTTGTAATAATGATAATCATGGACTCACCCTGAACGTGTCGCCGTCCCAACTCCCGAGCCCCTGCTCGGCCAGAAGGTTCAGCGCGGCCCATGCGTCAGACTTCGTCTTGTACTTCTTATTGTTGGACCGCATAAGGCCCCGGACGTCAATGGCTCCTGCATATTCTTTCCTAATGCGGTCAAGAAGGAACGTAACCTTGTGCTTGTTGAACTCCGCGCTAGCCAGCCCGTAGACGCGGACCTGTTCGTTCAGGAACCAATGCGCTAGGGCACAGCCGGCCTCAATAGACCGAAGCGACACATTTGACAGGATCGTTGTCTGTCCTACCGAATGAGTCAGTCCATGGATGCAGAGGGCAAGCCGCGCGCCGATCACCCGGGCCTTGCTGGCAAATGCCTGAGAGAGATCGTCCATTTTCTCGATCTGCTCACAGAGCGCGTCAAAGAACTCGATATATCGGGCCTTGCCGGTCGGGCTTGGGGTAAGGACGTTGGGAATGTATGCCTGGCTTTGAGGATCCAGCCCAGCAAACGGCCGCGTTCTGAGCCACATGATAGATTCTATCCAGCCTGACTGAATCTCGTCTGATATCTCGACGTCAGTCCATTTCGCCTTCCGCCGTGGCGGGCGCGCGATCAGGATTCTTTCGACAAGCCCGGACGCGAATTTCCCAGGATCAAAGCATTCGATCAGAACCTTTGGCTGAATGCCGCCCAGAACACACACAGAGGCCGCGGGAATGAATACCTCTTCCGCGTTGGTCTTCCGGTCCAGTTGATACTCCTGTGCATCCCAGAACTCGAGCCAGACCTGTTCATCCCCGCCGCCTCCCTTTTTGTAGGCGTCGAAACTCTTGACCCATCGCGCCAGCTCGTTCCTATTCGCACAGAGCCCGCGGGGTGAAGCGCTCAGGCGAAAGACAATCGCCTCAGTTGTTGCGTCGGAGACAATCATGCGCCCTTGCGGGTTCAAGAGTGCATCATCGCCCAAGTCTTCCATGTCCGCGGAAAGCCGGAGCGGAGCCGTGATGACGCGAAGCGGAGCCGTTTTGTTCTGTCCTGTCGCGGCGACAATGCCGCCCCAAAGTGTCGGGGGAAGGTCAAACTGGTCTTTCAGCCTGATCCTGAAGGCGTTGCCCATGGCCGTCGCGGCGACTACCAGCATTGGCAGGCCAGCGAAGGACAAGTCTACCCCGTTTGCTTCCGCCACTCGATAGCCGTATTCCGCGATCTTCGCCGGGAAACAGTCCATCGGAAACGGCTCGAATGCCGCTTCCTTAACGTCCGGTACGATCGTTGAAGCCACTATGCTCGGAAGAGCTTCTTTGGCTTCGCCGGCGAGCAGGCCCTGGCGCAGCATTTCCCCGTAGGCTTCCATGGCTTCCTCGTCCGTGCGTAGCCCGAATTCCTCAATTAGCCAGCCACGCGGCTTCTTCCCGGGCGTTTTCAGGGCTTCTTCCACCTTGCGCTCAAAATCCTTGATTTCGCTGGGTTTCGTCCTATCCCACATGGGACTGCAGCGAGGATTGAACTCGAGCCAGAGCAGGGACAGCGCGTCCCCTATACTCAGCTCAAAGCCGACCACAAGGGCACGAGCCGCCCATAACAGCTTATCGTGCCCTCCTTGCCCCTGTGTGGCCGGTTCGCATTCATGCAGGTACAAAGACGCGCGGTCAGTGATTGACGTTCTCTGAGGCCGTATAGGAGCAGGGACAGGCACAATTACGGCCTCCGGCTCCACAGGCGCCGCCGGGACAGGAGTTTCCACGACCAGCGGACAGATAACGTCCAGAAAGGCCTCTGGCGCCTCTGCGATCGGATCCTCGAACGCATACGGCCAGGAATAGACCTTCCCGTTAGGATGGATTGACGGGGCAACTACGATATAGCCGCCATTCCCCCGGATATCGAGCCCGGGCCGGAAACTTTGCTTATTCCGGATGTCACGGTCAGGCATCTTGAATAGTAAGTGCCGACCGCCGGAACCTGTGCGAGCTTCTCGTGTCTCAGGCAAGGGTCCTATTTCGGATTCCAGCGCGAGCAGGGACTCGCTCCCCGTCTCTCCGTCCACGTCCAGGACGAACCATCCGGTCTCGAGTCCCGTAGCAATCCCGATATTCGCGTCAGGCCATTTTGCCCACCATTCCCGAATGACCTCAGCGTCAGTTGTCGCTTTAATCTGCCACTCGCGTATCAGCGGCTTCTTTCCCCTTGGTTCGAGTGGAAATACTCTCCATCCGAGCGCCGCATAGGCTAAGGCTTCATTCAGCATCAGTTTGTCCCCTCGGGTTGGACAATAACTCCATCGACCCCGTTGGTTAGCATCGCAGCATCCGGCGGGAGTTTGCCATTCTTGAACACCTTCATTCCTGCGAAGGTTTGGGCATTTTCTTGTCCTGTTAGAACTCCCCAGGACATTCCCATTTCGACTAAGTCAAACCCCAGCTCTCGAAAATTCTGCCGCATCCAGTCGGCAACGGCTTCTCTACTCATTCCCTTAAAACTCGAATCGGTATGGATCATCAACGCCATAGAAAAGGCTGCATCGACAAGTTCTTGCTCCCGGCTCTTTCCGCTCATCAGTTGTACCGCTCCTTCAATTGATATCCGAGAATCTCGGTGTTACCCTTTTTGTTCATCATCACCGTAATTGCTTCCGTAAGTTGTGCTATTCTGTGCCCAAGGAGCATGTCCTGTAAGGCTTCGTCGACAGTGATTGTCTCAGATTCTTCCTTCCCGAATCGGGTCCACCACCATTTGCGCGACTTGTTCTCCGCATAGCCACCGTGATCCAGGCAAATCCACTCGCGGAAGATAGCCATGCCGCAACGGTACTGCACTCGAATACTGTCCGGCTTTGTGAGCTTTCGGTGCCGGCATACGGAAACATCGTCAACAGTCAACGTCTCCGGCTCGCTCCCGAGTATGCTCCGATTGCTGGCTTCGGCTTCGTGCATCTTCTTTTCGCGGTCCGCGGCCTCTGCCCGTTCGACTTCTATCTTCGGGATCTCCCATCCGCAGTTAGGACAGACTCTGATCGCCCACGAGAACGCGTCCCCACAGTCCTTGCACTTAGCTATCTTTACTTCCCCTGCGTCGATGCAGTCGATCGGGCCGTGCTCGTCGATACAGTGTGCATAGTCAAGGACGAGGCAATAATCCTTGTCAGGATGAGGTCTGAACCCTCGCCCGACCATTTGCACATAAAGACCCTTGGAGAGGGTCGGTCTGAGTAATACGATACAGTCGACTTTCTTAGCATTGAATCCCTCCGTGTAGACGTTCACATTACAGATCGCTCGATATCGACCTAGCTTAAATGCCTCGCGGATCCTGTCGCGCTCCCTGATCGGCGTCTTGCCAGTAATCGACGGCGCCTCTATGCCGTACTTCCTCAGTTCCATAGAGACTTGCAGACAATGGTGAACGTCGACGCAGAAGAACATCACATGCTTGCGGTTCGCGCTGAGGACGTACCGCATGGCCGACCGGATTGTCTGAGGGATCAGCTCCTTTGAGTCGACGGCTTCCGCCAGGCTCTTCGTGATGTAGTCCCCCCCAGAGTTCCGCTTGACCGCGTCGAGGTTGGGCTGGATGTCGCCGACCTTTGATCTCAGCTTGCAGAGATAGTCCTGAGCGATCAGATCTCCGACGTTCGCTTCGTAGCAGACCTTGTTAAGGATGTGGTCTTTGTGGCAGATGGGCCCGCATCCCATCCGAAACGGAGTTGCCGTATAGCCAATAACGCGAAGATCCGGGTTTGTAATTCGGCTCCCCTTAATGAATTGAAGATACTTGCCCTCACCGCGTGCCGGGATTCGGTGTGCTTCATCAACAATGACGCAGTCCCAGGGCGGGAATTCGCCCCACTTGTTGTAGACACTGTCGATGCTGGCATAGAGGATAGAGTGTTCCGTGTCACGCCGATTCAGGCCCGCGGCGTAAATGCCGATGTCTCCTGTCGGCCAGAGCGAGGCCAGCTCTTCCGCGTTTTGCTGTACGAGTTCCTTCCGGTGCGCGAGGATGCAACAGCGGAAAGGTGGATATGCGGCCTTCCAGCTTTGAATAGACCAGGCCATGAGCACCGACTTCCCACCGCCAGTCGGTATGACGACGCAGGGGTTGTCGTCGCGTTCCCTGACGTGGTTGTCCACGGCGTCAAGCGCTTCCTCCTGATACGGCCGGGGCACGATTGTCCCGGCAGACACAGACGGCGGGCTGAAGAGGGAAGGGTTCACGGACAAGGCTCGCTTTCTAGTCCTGCATCAACTCTTCGGTGATGGTTGCCCAGCGCCGTATTCTTGACTCGGCTCATCACTTCCAGGTGTGCCGGTCGGACACATGACGGGTTCCGGCAGACGTGGTTCACTGTCTCGCCGTCTGGAATGTTCCCCACAAAGATCGCGTAGGCCCATCTGTGCGCCCACCACATCAT